TGAGAAGTTACAGAAGAAGTTTTCTGTTTTGGACGCAGGTTTTTGTATTTATTGCACCAAAAGACTTCCTGCTAACTGGGATTCCGATCTATGTAAATCTTGTCTGAAAAAAGAAGATTCCAAAAAAGGTAAGAAGAAAGTTAATGAATCTTTTATGAGTGTAGCAAAAGAAGCAATGGATGAAGCCGAAGCAGAGATGGATAGAGTTTTTGCAAATCCAAAATCTTCAATCAAAGAACGTGACGCTGCAACAGAAGATTATGAAAATGCAGTTGATGATTATAAAGAAGCAAAATCTCAATTTAAAATGGAAAAAGTTGAAGAATCTTCAAATGTTGCAGCCAAAGTAGCAAAAGCAAAAGAAGCTAATCCAGAAGAGTTTTGTAAGATAAAGAAATGTCTTTGGAGAACAAAGGAAGATTATTGCCCTAAGCATAAACCAGTAAAGAATGAATCAATTTATAATAACGGAAAATTTGTTATTGATCCCGATGCAACAAATTCAATGAGTTCTAAGTCAGATAGATTTAGACCAAATGCGCGTGTATATAATGCCACCAATGGTGAAGTTGGAAAGATCATTAAGATTGAAAATGGCATTGTTTTAGTTCGCACAGGTCTAGGAGTTGAAAAATGGGAAATGAATAAGACTCATACAATGGTTGGTGAAGGAACAGTAAAAGAATCTTTATCCAAGTCACAAACTAACAAACTTCAAGGAATGTTAGATAACCTTGAAAAGAAAGTTAAGAAACTTGGTGCTCCTCCATCTGCAAAAACAAAGATTACTCAATCAATGGAACGATTTGAAGAGAAAATCGCTGCCATGAAAGCCACTCTTGATAAAAAGAATGGAAAAGAAGAAGATAAGAAAGATGAACCAAAGAAAGATAAAGAAGAACAAAAGAAAGATAGCCAGAAGAAAAATGCTCCAAAAAATAACAATCCATTTAAAGCTAAAGAAAAAACTGAACCAAAAGAGGAAGGAAAAGAAACAGAACCTAAATCAAAGGAACAGAAAGATACTCCAAAAACTGAAGGCGGTGATTCTGCCGCCGTTGGTAAGGTAAAAGATATCGGAAAAGGAATTTATGAAGCTGATGTAAAGAAGCCAGCATCTAAAAAGAAATGTGCTGATTGTGGGCAATGCCCGCCAGTAAAAGGTGGTAATGGATATTGCAAGAAATGTGCTGGTATGAATGAAGCTATAGCAGCCGAGGATTGGAGTGATATTGATGACGGTGACGCTCTAACTCGCCAAGAACAAGAAGAGGATGCCAAAAGAAATTCAATGAGTAATTGGGCAGATGATAATAAAGCATTACCTAAACCAAAAAGTAGAGGATATCAAATGGGTTATAGAGATGCACAGAAAGATTATATTAATGGCGTAAGGTCTTATACCGATGTTTTTGGTGAAGCAAAAAATAAACCAGTTGGAACTTGGAAACGCGATTTTCATGATGGTTATATGCAAGGCATTAAAGATGCACATGCACCATTTGTAAAATAAGAGGAACATTATGGATAAAACATCAGTTGAATTATTACAAGAATATCGAACAATTATTGAAGGGTCCGCTCGACATTGTAATGGAAATATATGCAGTATGAGTGTTCCTGAAAAATGCCAATGTAAATGTGACTTATGTAAACCATATAATATTAATGAATCATATGTGGATGGAGATAATTATCCAGCATATGTTCCAGAGATTGCTATTGATCTTTTTGTTGGAAATATGGATATTTTAACATCCGATGAAAAAATAACAAATGCTGTTCAAAAAAGAATTTCAAAGAATAATAAAGCAACACCAGAACAAATTCAAATGTGTATTAAATATGCTTTAGATCGACACCATGATAATCAAAGATTATTTAAATTTAATGGGACAGTATTTTAATGACTAATAAACAAAAGGAACAAGAAAATATAACGGAGAATAAAATGAAAAAGTCAGAGGGAGAGTTACTTAGAGAATATTCTAGAATTATTAGTGAAGCTGATCTACCATCTGGTAATTGGTTACCGAGTGATGATAGACCAGATGATGAAGATATGATGACTGATTATGATTCTGAAGATTGGGAAGCTGATGATAAGCAACCATTGGATAATGAAGATGATAATAATTTTACAGATGTTGACTCTGAACCAGAAGCCGAAGTAACTTCAGATGATCCCATTGATGGTTTAGTTTCTTTCATTGATTCTCAAGATGTTCACACTGATGTTCCATTGGCAGATCAGATTAAAAAGTATCTACATACTCATAATCTTGAACTAACTCCAATTGGTGGACTTTCTAACAAACAAGGATATGTTTAATGTTTTATATTAACCATAAATTTATAGAAAAAACTACAGGTAACGAAATTGGAAAAGAAACAATTCGTTCTTTAGTTAAACGTGTTATGGATGATAGCAAGATGACACGAATAGAAGCATGTAATTTTGTAGCTCCGATGTTTGTTGATACACTGGGATGGCAAGTATATCATATGCTAGATGAATGGGCAAAACAGGAAGCCATAGAAATGTATGGAGAAAGTAATCCGGTTATTAGAGAATCAAGAGTAATTTCTAAGTTACGAGCACGAAGATTTTCTTTGGAAGAATCCAAGGAAGATATGATGGTTGTTGATCCCAATGATGGTCAAGATGGAGGAAAATTAAATTCCGATCATGCCGATGCTTTACCAAATGCAAGATGGTATGATGGAGGAACTCCATATTTTCATTATCGAGCAATGGTAATGGCGGCAAGTTTACCAAATCCTCCAAAAATAAATGCTTCTTCGTTTTCACAAGATATGCCATTTTCTAGTGCATACACACAGGAAGATGATGATATTATTTCAATGGCTGCTAAAATATGTGGATTTCCCGGTAAGAGATTGAGTAATTCTAGAAGCACAGAAGGAACAGATATTCATAAAAAATCTCCAACAAATCATAATTCTGGAAAGCATCCGAAATAATTGGTGAATTTTTAATTATTATGATATAATAAATATATGCCATTACTTACAACAGAAATTTTTATTCAACGTGCTAAATTAAAGCATGGAAATATTTTTGATTATTCAAAATCAGTATATATTGATTCTAGAACTGAGTTAGAAATAATTTGCCCAATTCATGGATCATTTTGGCAAATAGCTCGTGCTCATTTATTTGGAAAGAAATGTCATAAATGCGGCGGATCAGATTTATTAACAGTATCAGAAGTTAATCTAAGATTTCTAAATCTTAATTCAATATATGATTATACTAAAGTTAAATATATTGATTCCAAAACCAAAGTTGAAATTGTTTGTCCTATACATGGCTCTTTTTGGCAAACTCCTGAAAAACACTGGCACGGAAGGGAATGTCCACCATGTAGTTTAAATAAATCTGCAACAAGTAGAACAAAAACAATTGAAAAATTTATAGAAGAATCAATAAAAATTCATGGTCCTATTTTTGATTTTAGTAAGGCTATCTATATTAGAGCAGATAAAAATATTGAAATTATATGTCTAGAACATGGATCATTTTGGCAACTTCCTATGAATCATATTCAAGGTAGAAATGGTTGCCCCATTTGTAAAAGTAGTAAAGGGGAAGAAGCTATCCGACTATTTTTAATAGAAAATAATATTGAGTATAAAAATCAAGTTAGATTTAAAAATTGCAAAAATAAAAAACCGCTGCCATTTGATTTTGGTATTTATAAAAATGATAATCTGCTTGGATTAATAGAATATCAAGGAGAACAACATTATATTCCAAGAGAATGTTTTGGTGGAATAAAAAGATTTAACATTGTTAAAAAACATGATCAAATTAAAAGAACGTTCGCTAAAAATAATAATATTCCTTATTTAGAAATATGTTATAAGGATTTAAAAAAGGTAAATCAAAAATTACTTGATTTTATAAATTATTAATATAAATAGTAATATGAACATTTCCACTGATTACTCATTAATTAAAAAGCCACATCAAAAAACAAAATATACTAAGCATGACCTTGAAGAGTTTGCTAAATGCGCAGACCCTATATCTGGTTGTCAATATTTTATTAATAATTATTATTATACTAGACATCCGATAAAAGGAAAAACCTTATATAAAGCATATGATTATCAAGAAAGAATGTTAGATATAATTCAGAATAATCGAAAAAGTGTGCTTTTATGCGGAAGACAATTAGGAAAAACTACAACTGTTGGTGGTTACGTTTTATGGTATGCAACTTTTGTTCCAGATATGACAATATTAATTGCCGCTCACACTGGGCGTTTTGTGTCTGAAATTATGGCTCGTATAAAATATGCATATGAATTCATGCCAGATTTTTTACGTGCAGGAACCGTTGAATATAATAAACAATCTATTTCATTTGATAATGGATCAAGAATTATTGCACAAACTACAACCCCAACAACTGGTCGTGGTTATTCGGTTGGATTATTTTTTGTTGACGAATTAGCATCAGTTCCGCAAAACATTCAAAAAGAGTTTTGGGCTTCTATTTCTCCTACTTTATCTACAGGAGGAAAAATTATCATATCTTCAACACCACAGAGTGATGAGGATCAATTTTCAGAAATTTGGCATAATGCTAATAAAACAGAAGATGAATTCGGTAATACTTTATCTGATGGTTTAGGAGTTAATGGTTTTAAAGCATTTAAAGCAATATGGAGTGAACATCCAGAAAGAGATCAAAAATGGGCTGATGTAGAAAAATCTGATATAGGTGAAGAAAAATTTTTAAGGGAACATAATTGTGAGTTTATTATTGATTCTGAGACCTTAATCAATCCATTTGTTTTGAATCAATTATCAGGCATAGAACCAATAGAATTACAAGGCCAAATTCGTTGGTATAAAAAACCCAAAAAAGGGAATATTTATCTTGTTGCTCTTGATCCAAGTATTGGAACTGGAGGAAATCTAGCAGCTATACAAGTATTAGAAGCAAATACAAATACACAAATTGCAGAATGGTGTAATAATAAAACTAGTATTGAAAAACAAGTTGATTTATTAAAGGAAATTACTACATACTTAGTATCTATTACTGAACAAACAACTAATGTTTACTGGTCTATCGAATCAAATACAGTTGGAGAAGCAACTTTAGTTACCATTAGAAATATTGGAGAAGAAAACATTCCCGGTGTTTTTCTAAGCGAACCAGTAAAACTGGGACAAAGTAAAAAGTTTAGAAAAGGATTTAACACAACAAATACTAGTAAATTAACTGCTTGTGCTAAGTTAAAAAGTTTAATCGAATCCAAGAAAATATTTTTATATAGCAAGAAATTAATTAGTGAATTAAAAACATTTGTAAGTATAGGTAATACTTATCAAGCAAAAATTGGAAGCACGGATGATTTAGTATGTTCAATGCTAGTAATCATACGAATGATGGAAACATTAAAAGATTATATTCCCGAATTACAGGATATACGAGATATTGGTGAAAATGCAATGCCTTTGCCGTTTATAATGAGCACTTCTTCAAATAGATATTACTAAGTTATAGATAAATATCTATATGAGTCAAAATTATTTTTACGACCAAAATATACGCAAATGGCTTCTTCAAATTATTCGTCTCTTTAGCGAATTTACCGTTGCGTATTCATTAGATTCTAATGGTAATCAATTATATTCTACTGTTCCTGTTATATGGGGAGATGGAACTTTTTCTGCCGCAACAATAGCTCGTTTGAATAGTGAAAATGTTATGCCTTCTTTTCCAATGATCAGTGTTTATATTAAAAATCTAAAATTTGATAGACCTAGAACTCAAGCTCCAACATTTGAAGATACTTTATCAGTTAGAACAAGACAGTGGGATGCAAACGTTGGGGCATTTTTACCCCAACAAGCAAATGCATACAATATTAAGCGTTTTATGCCAGTTCCATACCAATTGTCAATTGCAGTAGATATCGTAACTTCAAATACTCAACAAAAAATGCAAATACTGGAACAAATATTACCATTATTTAATCCTGCTTTAGAAATACAGCGAAATGATAATTTTTTAGATTGGGAAAGTTTAAGTTATCTTGAATTACAAGATGTAACATGGTCAAATAGAACAATTCCAGTTGGACAAGGTAATGATAGCTCGTATGATGTATGTTCTTTGTCTTTTGAAGCTCCAATATGGATGTCACTTCCTGCACAAGTTAGTAAAATGGGCGTAATTTTCAAAGTAATTATGAATATTAATGAAACTACTGATTTAAATGATCTTGTGATTGGAACTCGACAAGTGGTTACATTTAATAATTATGGTTTATTTGTAAACAATGGACAAATACAAGTTCTTCCACAAGTAGCTAACTCAAATGTTACTCATCCAGATGGGCCAGATGCTTTTTGGAACGCAAGTGATTCTATTAGTTCATCGAATCTTGCAAATGTATCTCCACAACCATTTTTCTATGGAAATCCTTTGGATTGGACTGGGGTTTTAGATGCATATGGAGCAATGAGACCCGGTGTTTCAATGATTGGATTATCATATAACAATAGTGATGACGAAATATTAGGAACAATTACAATTGATCCAACTGATTCAACCATTCTTCTATATAATGCAAATATTGCAACATTACCTGTTAATACTCTTCCATCGATTATTACCGTTGTGAATCCAGAAAATGTTGCTCCGGGTTATGGATTATCCAATGCAAATATTGGAGATAGTTATTTAATTACTTCTCCGATTGGTTCTGAGTGGCCATATGATACAGGAAATAGTAATGCATCTGCAAATACTAATGATATTATTACTTACACTGGAAATTCATGGGTTACGACCTTTTCAGCATCAAGTAATACTGGAAATATTCAGTTTGTTTTTGATGACACCACAAATTTGCAATATCAATGGAATGGAAATATTTGGATACGCGGATGGAACGGACCTTATGATAGTTCATCTTGGAGGTTAATTTTATAATGAATCTTAATGAATTATATAAACCCAAGATTAATGATAAAGTAATTTCTACAGTAAAAAATGAGTTTTCTGTAGCCGGTGACTTAGATGTTGGCCTTGCGAAACTTGGATGGAAACCAATTGGTCAAGGATCATTCAATGTAATATATGCAAATAAAAATAAATCATATGTTCTAAAAATTAACACTACAAGAGATAGAGCTTTTGAAACATATAGTAAGATAATTCATAAAATTCCGAATATACATTTTCCAAAGATAAGTGATGAGAAGCAATTGAAAATTGGAAATAGATATTATAATATTTATTTAATTGAGAAGCTAATTAAAATTCCACGGCAACGTGCAGGTAAGTATGAAGAAATATTTGATTGGGTTTTTCATTTGATAAATTTAGATTATAAATTAGATAATACTGATTTATCTATCGGGTTTGCTAAATTATTGGGATCAACTGGTATTCCATTGCTTTTAAGAAAAAACCCAGAATTGATTAAAGCATTAAAAATAGTTGCTTATGGGGTAAAAAGTCATAGTTTAGATTTACACAGTGAAAATTTTATGCAAAGACAAGATGGAACAGTTGTTATAACTGATCCATATGCTTATTAGGAGATTATAATGTTACTTAATGAATTATACAAACCGAAAATTGGAAATCCTCTAACAACTGCTGTTGCCGGTTATTACAAAACTCCCAACAGAATGAATTCTGATTTATCTGAAAAACTTAAAAAATTGGGATGGACTATGTTGGCTGATCCCGGTGCTTTTAGTGCTGTATATGGAAATCCAAAAAAGAATTATGTTATTAAAATTAATTTGAATCCAGATTCAGCATTTGCTGATTATGCATCTGTAATTAAAAAATATAGAAATAAACATTTTCCTAAAATAAGTGATATGAAGAGCATGAAATTTCCAGATAGAGACGGATATATGAATACTTATTATGTTTATCTCATTGAAAAACTACATCCAATATCTATGGATAATAAAATATTTGCAAAATTGATATCTCAGATTATGGATATGCCAACCACCAATATTAATGAAATATATAAAATTTTTGAAGAAGATTGGTCAAGAATTAAAAATACTAAAGAAGTAATAGCTTATTTTAGAAAAAATCCATCTTTAGTAAGAGCGGCGAGAATCGCAGGAAGAAATATTGGTGGTCATTGTAATGATATGCATAGTGGGAATATTATGCAAAGACAAGATGGAACAGTTGTTATAACTGATCCATATGCTTATTAATTTTTAATTAGGGATTTTGTGCCACGAACAAACTTTCCATTATTTCTATTTCGAATACTACTAAGTAATCTCTTCTCTAAATCTTCTGCCATTTCAGCGCCATAATTTTCTTGAATAGAATTAAGAAATTGAATAGCACTGGCTATAATATGAGTTCCACGAGATTCAATGATTAAAGAAGTATCTTGGGTTGGAGCCATATTAATCAATGATTCTAATAATGATTTAGTCTTTTCCTTCATATTAGTATTTATCATTGTTCCAATAAATATAGCATTGCTTGCTCATCAGATAACTTTTCAAACACATCACAATCCTCAGACATTAAGGGAGTATTATATACTCCATCAGAGTTTGCATCAATAAGACGTATTCTTGCAGACCATATATATGCATCTATATCCCAAACATCAAAAAAATCAACAATAATTCCAACCCTACCAGTGGTAGAAATTTTTATATAATCTCCAATCTTTAATTCTACTCTATTTTTATCTTTCATGCTCCTTGATTGCCATTGTCGTTTGGATCGAAATAGGTCTGTTCTAGATAGTAAAGTCTTCCTTCATTAACATCTTTCATTGAAAGTGCTACAAGGTCTTGCTCTTCTTCATCAAAGTCAATATTAATATTATCAACTAAGTCAATTGTTTTCATATTAGAATCCAACCTTTCCTTCTGAATCTGAATCAGCTTTAATTTTCTGTTTCATTTTCTTTAATCTTGCCAAAACTAAATCATAGTCTTGATCAAGGCAACGAACTGCGGCGGTCATTTCACGAAGATGGGCAATACTTAAACCTTCGGTGTCATTGACCCACTTATCTAATTCATCAATATCACCCAAAATATTCTTTAAATATGCATGACGTGCATTTGTTGTTGGCATACCAACAAAAATACGTTCATCAAAGCGACTTGGACGATTTACAATACGTGCTCCAAGTTTATCAGGATAGTTAGTGCTGGCCAACATTACAATATTTTCTACTTGATTTTCTCCATCTAATAGAGCTAATAAATCATGTTCGCCATACTTGTCAATGATTTCATCAATATCTTCCATAATACAGATAATTCTGCGAGTTGGTTCAATACGTCTTATTGCTTCCAATCCCTGTGATGTAATTCGTGGATGATCACACATTACTACGATTCCACCCTTATCTAATAGACATTTGTTTAACAATGAAATAGTTGCGGTTTTACCGGAATTATGATGAACATTAAAATCACCGGTCATATATAAATGATCATCTGATAATGTAAAACCATAATAATTATCAATACCAAGAGATTCGATTGCTTTTATTCCAGTTCTTAAATGATCCTTGTTTGGATTTCCAGCATTTGATTGTTTACGTAATATCTTAGTTGGAATTCTTTGAATATCACCATATATAGAAATCCTAAAATATTGTCCAATAAAATTTCTTGATTTTAATGTTTTTGTTACTTTCTTTATTGTTACTCCAAATCCAAGGCTTCTAGCAAGACGAACAATTTGATTTGAAAGAATTTCTCGTTTTTGAGTTATAGAAAAATAACCTTTATTATTTTTGTTAAGTCGTTTTGATGATGGCCTCCATGAACCTTCATTACCCCCATCAGTATCAATTAATCCAGCTAATATTTCTAATCTATTAGTAATAGATGCAGTCATATATGATTCTGGAATGTGTTTATTTTCAAATATATTATTTTCTTTAAGTAAATTTATAAAACTATTACACCCTTTTGCTCCACCATCTCCAGAGAAAAAATAAGTAGAACATAAACTATTTCCTTGTTTGTCTTCGCGTATATGTAAATTATTTTCTTTAGCATATGAAAAAATTAAATTTTTAATTTCTATATCAGCAGTAGTAATTGCTGCTCGATCAGCACTACCGTCGCCTAACCAAACACCTAATAAATATGGTTCTTTTACATTAATAGATGAAGAAAATTCATTTGCCTTAGATCGATATAATTTAAATGATCTTTGGCTACATTTGGTTAAATTAATATATTCATTTACTGTTGTATTAAGAATGGAAGGATATCTATTATCTCGTAATCTTGATCTGGTCAATGATAAAATATGATTTCCATTAACTACAAATGCTTCTCCTTTTGTTGGAGTTATTTTATACATTTCATCTTTTCCTCTACATAAACCAAGAACTGTGCGAGATTTTCCATCTGGGCCTAATAAAAGATCACCAACAATAACATCTTCAACTTTTTTAATAGAACCATTATACATAACTATATCAGTTCCTTTAGCATGACATCCCGGTGGACCCCATAGTAAAATTCCCCTTTTATATAAAAGTCCATGCTTTCTATAACGATCTTCCATATTCCAGAATTTTTGCATACCTATAAGAACTCGTTCGCTTGAATTATCTGGTAATTCAATCAGATTATCTGTAATAACTTTGATTTTCTTAGCAAAAACCCCGCTATCATCACGATCAAAATCATATACGCCGGGAGGAATAGTAGCGCGAGTAATACCTGCTGGACGAAAAATATCATTGGCCCCAACTTGCCATTGTTTAAATTCAAAAGCCTTTTCGTTATCTTCATTGGAATCAATGTCATCCCAAAAAGGTGAAGCAGCCGCTACTTCTTTATTATTTTGAGATTCTCTTCCAGATGATTCATCGGATAGTAAATCATTTAACATATCATCTTCATTTTTCATTATTTTAATAATCCTTTAAGTAGTGATTTATATCTTATGCATGATGCACATATTCCACAATTATTGCGTTTCATTGACGAACAATATGTTATATGTTTTTTATAAATTAATGGTAAATTTTTTATTATGTCTTCTTTTTTAATTTTTATTAATGGAAATTCTATTATCAGTGGTTTAGTTCTTAGTAAATTTAAAGAACTAATAATAGAATAATAATCATTCAAATAACTAATTGAATCATCATTCATTACATATCCAATATTCACTGGTCCAGACAAATAATAAGAAGATAATAACCAAATAGGTGCTTGTTGCATAGTAATATCTGAACATATTTCTCTAACTGAAAATTCAGATAATATACCTTTATATGAAAAATCAAATTTTGATAATAATGGAACCAATTTATTAATTGCTGATAATTCTCGTTTGGTTTGTTGTGTATTATCAGTTAATTTAATATAATAAGCATCAACATGATGTCCTTCACTTAATAACTTAAAGATCATATATGTTGAATCTAAACCACCCGACCATAAACATTGTTTTATCATATACTAATATTTTCTAGCCCCGCTGCACGAATACGTGTAATATGTCCAACCATAAAACTTTTTGTTTCTAATCCCTTCATTATCCCTAAATATAAATTTCTTATTCGTGCAACCTCATTAATTAGAAGTTCATATTCAATAACACTACTTTCTGAATCGCTATATTTTTCGGCATCTCTGCTTGTCAATGCTCTATTATAACCTTCAAGATATTGTTTATAATGTGTTTGTTTAATTTTTCTCAATTGAATGTTCATAAAATTTAATATAGCTTCGATTTCTTGTAGACTGTTAAAAACAGTTTCAGTTTGACCCGGAAGACGTGCCATATTTTGTTCTAAATTACCGTTAATACCAACAAATTTTTTATGATTTTCCAGTTCTTTTTCATAATATGATATGAAATTTGGAATCTCAGATAAATCTTTCGTAATTTTACTATACCACATTAGTCACACTCTTCTGGGTCATCATCAAACATTTCTTCATATTCATCTTCGTCATCTGAAACAATGTTATATGCTTCGGAAAGATCGCTGTCTAGATCGGCAATTGCTTCCTGTTCTTCCTTGCTTAAAACTGATGAAAGATAACTAAACAATTGTTCTGCTGCGGCAGCATGGTCTCTTCTTGGGATATACTCAACCAACAACTGCCAACACTCTGTAATAAGTTCTGGAGTTTCTTTTGTCATTTAATTAGTCCTTTAATATATTTTGAACAACGTGGTTATTTAGTGTATGAATTGATTATAACGCAATTAAAATTTTAAGTCAATGAATAAATACTAGTATAATGAAAATATTTGAATTACGACAACCAAAAATAACGAAACCAATTATCAGTGCTGCCACTAGATTTGTCCGAGATAAAGATAAAGACGAAGACCATGAAAGAAAAATATTATTTAAAAAACTTGCTAAACTTGGTTGGACATTTCTTGATAAAGGTGCTTATAGTTCTGTCTATACAAATCCAAAAAAGAATTTTGTTTTAAAGATTAATGATTGGGTTGATGGTGGTTATGAACATTATGTTGAAGTTATAAAAAATCATCCAAATATTCATTTTCCTAATATTGGTGATATGAAAATTATGAAAATTGGCACTTTAAATTATTATGTTTATCTTATTGAAAAATTACAAACAGTTGAATCTGTAAATGCTCGAAATTTAGCTGTTGCATTAGATAGAATTATGGATTGTTGGGGAGAATCAAATCGTGAAACATTTGAAACACTATTCTATTTTAATTGTTTATATTCTACAATAAATTATTTAAAAAAAAATCTATCTTTAATAGAAGCAACAAAAATTGTTGGACAATATAAAGGTAATAGATATCTTGACATGCATGGTGGAAATATTATGCAAAGACAAAATGGAACAATTGTTATAACCGATCCCTATTGTTAATAAGGAAAATAATGAAAATATTTGAATTACGACAACCAAAAATAATAAAACCGATATTCACAGCTACTTCTGAATATTTTAAAAATAAAAGTTTAGATGCTGATGGAAAGATATTATCTTTAAAACTTTCTAAACTTGGATGGACATATAATAATAAAGGTTGTTTTAGTTCAGTATATACAAATCCAAATAAGCGATTTGTTTTAAAAATAAACAATAGACCAGATCGAGGTTATGCTCGATATATTGAAATTTTAAAAGATAATCCAAATATTCATTTTCCTAATATCGGTGATATGAAGGTTGTAGAATTTGGAGGTTTTAATTATTATGTATATCTCATTGAAAAACTTAAAAATCTTCCTCTCACTATTAATTATGAAGGTGTTAAAATAGATACTGATATATTAACGGACTGTTTACAGCGAATAGCAACTGGGTGGAGTCGAGATTATAAGTGGTTTACAAGATATTTTGATGATAAAACAATGTTTTATTTAGAAGAACAACCAGAATTGGTAAAAGCTGCACAGATTATTGGTAAAAATCAAGAAGATAGATTTTTAGATATGCATAGTGGCAATTTTATGATTAGAAACGATGGAACCATTGTTATAACTGATCCATATAGTTAAGGAAATATGGTGCCACTAGTGGCACCATATCATTATTACTTAACTACAAAACCATCCGTTGTATTAATTATTACTTTTGCATCCTTATCAAATTCTTGCATGATCAAGTCTAAAATTCCCTCATCATTACTTAGATAATCTTTACGCCAATGTTTATGTTCAATACCGTTTTTGTCTGTATAAACATAACGATTTCCATCTTTGACTAATAATTTCTGTTTTTCAAAGATATCAAACAATCCAGAATATTTATCAATTCCTGTATCATAGGGAATAAAAACTTCGACAGCTTCAAATGGTTTATTATATCGAGTTTTTACAACCTTGCATTTACTTCTGATACCTCTTACTTCTGTAATCTTATTACCTTCTTCATCTTCTTTTAACTTATAAGGAATCATCGAAATAATAATACTACTTGCATAAAGGGAACCACTTCCACCTGAAATAATATCATCGGTATATTTGTCTTGACTAGAGTATACGTGATTTGTGCAAACCATACCAATATTCAAATCACCAAACATATTAACGCAATTTGTGATAAGAGCTTTTAGTTGCTTTGCTTTAATTCCCATATCGCCTTTTAGATCACCTTCGTTAAATTGATCAACTTGTGTAGGAGCTAAAAGCATACCGAGAGAATCAATTACAAATAAAACTTTTGGTCTTTCTTCAAGAGGAACTTCTTTATATTGTGTTACAAAATCAGTTATTACCTTGGCAACATCATTTATCATTGCCATATTAAGTTTCAATAATTTTTCTTCGCTGGTGTCAACACCCAATGCTTGTAGCCATTTTTCATCTAAAGCATTTTCACTATCAATTAAGATTACAAAAATATCTTTTTCTTGAGCATTTTTTACTACTGTTCCAGAAGCAATTAAACTTTTACCTGCGGCTGGAGCACCAGCAATTAATGTTACTTTTCCAAGTGGAATACCAACATCAAATCTACTTGATATTAAGTAATTCAGTGCAAAATTTCCAGTTGAAATCCAATCAGTTGGGTCATTAAAACCTATACTTAAACCTTCAATACTTTTAGTAAGTCCTTTCCTAAATTTACTTAAATCAAAGGGTTTTGCCATTTTTGTTCTCCTTGATATACTGTATCCATTCATTTTCCCAAATGGTTAGTAAGTTATAATGCTGTTTTATTTTTTCTTCTCGTATCATAGTTTGTGTATAAAGATATCCGAAAGTCTTATGATTCATTAGGTTTATTTTATTTGGATCATGTGTTTTTGGATTTCCGTGCCAAAAATCTCCATAAAATTCATATATTGTGTTTGTTTTTGGATCATATCCATCTACAATATTTCTACCAAGATTTGGTAATTTAATCTGTCGATTTTCTTCCAATATTCCAATATAATTTAACCATTTAGTTTCTGGCTTTGATACTCGTGTTGTGCAATTCGGACATCCATATCCAGATAAATGATCATTGGGTTTTTGTAAAAAACGTTCATGCTCTGGACATATAATAATTCCCTTAGTAAGAGCGTCAACATAAACAAATTCATCATAATTGAATTTGTTATTATGAAGTAACGATGCTTGATCTATAAATTGTTCTAGTGTTTTCTTTTTTGTTCCGCCGCATTCTGGACATCCTTTCCCATTCATATGATCAGATGGGTTTTGTAAAAATTTTCCATGAATAGGACATATAATTATACTCTTTGTATGAGAATTAACATAAATAAATTCATCATAAACGAATTTATTATTATGAATTTTGGTTGCATGTTCTTTAAATTTTTGTCGTGCTTTATTATTTTGATTCCCACATTCTGGACATCCATTTCCTGATAAATGACTCATTGGGTTTTGTAAAAATTTTCCATGAATAGGACATATAATTATACTCTTTGTATGAGAATTAACATAAATAAATTCATCATAATTATTATTTTTATCTGGGTGTTTCAGTTTTGCTTTAATTATAAACTCTTCTTTATTACTCTCTAGTAGTGATGAGCATTTTGGACAATTTTGTCCTCTTAAAGAATGATCTGCTCGTTGTTCATATACTCCATGTTCTCTACATATAATAATGATTGGATATTTAAGACCTTTGTATACTAGCAACGAAATATCATATCTATTTCCATGAATTGAAATAAATTTTTTAATAAATTGTTCTTGAGATGTTTTTTGCATAATTTTAATAAATGAGGTAGTATTTTTCAACTACCTCATTTTGTTATTTATACCTTTGCTTCTGCGGCCTTCTTTCCGCGTTCGCGTATCATTTGCAATACGGCTGCGGCAGAAGTTTTTTCTGTGGACGGTGCTGTAACCGGAGCGGTTTCAGTTTGTGCTACTGAACTAGTTGAAGCAACATTTTCTGTCTTGGTAGATTGTGTTTCTTCGGAAGTTTCCTTATCACCCTTTATACCTGCTGGACGATAATAAGCACCCCATCGTTCGTTATCATATGCTTCGCCATCAACAGATGCTTCAAACATTTCGCGAATGATAACTAAGTCTTCTGCCGTTGGCTTCTTACCAAGAAAATCATTTAGATTTGTCAAACCATACTTTTCAATAGCATCAAGTTCACTCTTTGTTAAAGGACTTTCTCTACGTGCATATGAAGAAGTTCCGTAATCAGCATATGGTCCCTTGACTGTTTTTACAATGCGGAAATCTGAACCCTTTTCATAATCACAGGGTAGATTTAACATTTCTGCATCCATTAGACCAGCCTTAACTAAATTGAATAATTGTTTATTCAAGCTAAATCTACGAATTGGATTTTCAGGAGTCTTATCATCTGCAACAGTGTTCTCACGAACAAAACCTTGCATAATGAATTGTGGCTTCTTCCAGTAACGGTTAGCCTTTTCCTTTAAGGCTTCATCTTTATACCAAGCACGAACTTCGCTAAGAATAGGACATCCTTGTGGATATTCCTCGCGTCCAAACATTTCTACGCATGGTACAGAAACGGTGATTTGTTTTGAATCTCCACCTTTAATGCCATTAAAAGGCAATTTAATTTGTTGTTTTTCTACCCAAAAATATGAGTTATTTGTGTTACCGTCAGGAAGGAATCGAATAACGGTAGTTGAATCTGATTTAGCATTCCAGAATGGATAAAAGGCTGAATCAAAATTTCCACCTTTGTTCTGTTCAGCTTGTGCGAGTCTTGCTCTAATATCTGCTAATGTTGTATTTGTATTTCCCATGATGTTTCTCCTTGTTTACCATGTAATATAATTTTGTAGTTCCCATGTTGTCCATGTTTGCTACTATTAAGATAGTAACACTGTTATTTATCCTTTGCAATATATTTCTTTGGTTATATTTAAAATTATTTTAGTTATATGTTAGATGGCCCTTTATTTCCCGGTTTGTTTGAAAATCCAGCAGAATTAGGTGATAACTTACGTGGTGCTTTCGCTAAATCCGCAATTCTTGTTATCTCTTTATCATCGGCATCCTTGTCTTGTTCTGGAGAGTTTAATAAAGAAAATGGTGATAATTTTCCAGTTGTATTTTTATGTGATGCTATTTCCTTGTTACTTCTAAAATGATTTGGAATATTATTTGAAATATATGTTAACGGCGAATTTGCCCCGGCACTAGTTGGCACATCTGCCTCTGTTACATTGTTCTTCTTAACAAGATATTCCAACTCTCCCTTAAAATCTGGTTCCATTAGAACACTAACAGCAAATGAAATTGTATTTAATCCTTTATCAATTGGTTTACCATTTCTAGACATAACCCAACCAAATTTACCATCCAATACACCAAAAATTACTTGATAATAAGATCGTTTCCAAATTTCATCATCACCCTGTTTAACTACTTGCTCA